CCGTCACGCGAAATGCTTTACCTAATTTATCCGCATATTTTAGTAAGCCTTTGGGTAGTTTACTAATAAGAGATCTAGCCAATTTTGAAGTTTCGGATGCTATTTTTGCACCTAACGCTTTAAAACGTTTACCTACACGTGAAAACCATTTACCTATACCCGGAAACTTTTTATTAATATAGTTTACTAATTTTTTAAATCCTTTAGTAATACTGTTCATTACTTTTTTAAGCATACGTGTAAAGAAGGCCCCTAATCTTAATAAGAACTGTCCTAACAGACCAAATTTTCCTTCTTCTCCGTCTTCTTTTATTGGATCTCCGACGCCCGGCGCGCCCGGCGCTTTTTGGCTGGGTTCTCCGTAATTAATATTTAAATTTATACGTAATATGTTTTCAGCTATTTTATCTAATTTTTCGAATAATTCAGATTGATACTTTTGAAAAACTGTGAGGCCTCGAACGCCATCTTTTTTAACAGATCCGTTAACTTTAGTTGGAGATCCTAACATACTCGACATCATTCTTTTCTTCAAGAAACTCATCAAGTTGGCACCCGGATTCGCATATTTTGCAGCACCGCCAAAGATTGCTGAAGCAGGATCTGAGGCTGCTCCTAATATTTTTGCCCCGGCGGCGATAATTGGTAATGCCATTATGCTCTACTTTCCTGCCTCTTCTTTTTTCTTTTCTAAATAATTCAATAACATCCCCACATAAATTTCCCTCTCCCAAGGCATTAAATTTTCTATTTCGCTCAAACTATATTTGTGATATTGCACCAAAGCGAAATTCGTTTCATAATAATTTTTTAGAGTATTATGAGAGAGGGCCATTAGAAAAAATCAGCGACTCCTTCGAATTTGACAGTATCTTCTTGACCACATCCAACACATTTATAAGTTACTTCATGTGCTAGTTTAGGCATAGTTTCAAAGAACTTTGTAAGATTTTCATATTGCTTATTATTCATTTGCTCAATGAATTTTGTAGCATCTTCCAAACCATCTGGTGGATAAACATTATCGGAATCATACACAAATTCGATGCAAGATGCCATCAACGCAATATCATTATTCTGACCGACAGAAAATTCGCGAACACTGTCTATTGTTGGATATTTCATCTTTATTCCGAATTTTTCATCGACCATGAATTTACTTTCATGACTTTCATCACGCTTTACGTTAATCTCATCTAATTTAACAACGACTTCTGTGCTTGTTTCGCACTTTTCGCCTTTTAGATTTACACCACCACGATGCTTGTATGAGTATTTGATTTCTTCACCGACTGATTTAGCACGAAGATTCAAAAACAAATATTCAATATCAAAAAATGGTAACTTAGAAACATCTACATCATCTACACACGCTGCTATAGAATCTTTTATGGCACGGATGATAGATTCTTGATCCTCACCTTGTACAGCCATAAGAAGAACCTTTTCTTCTTTAACTAGAAATGGTCTAAACGTTACCTCATGTTGATCTGAAGGTAATTTCACAGAAAATTTAGGTATCATAATCTTGGGTAATGTCATATTATATTCTCCTCATGTATATCATGTATAATATTAAAATGGCTTTACTGCTGCTGTTGCTGCTGCTCTTCCGCCGCCGGCGATCTGATCAAAAGCAGCACGCCCAGCACCACCTAGACCCTGACCCTTGATCAAGGAAAGTGCTGGTTTAAATCTATTGAAAGAGTTCACACCATCGCGCACCATTTTTGCAAGTGAAATGCTATCTTGTGACTCTGGAAATGTTCTATGTGTTTCGGTAAAATATCTATACTGAAACTGAACTTGCAATTTGCCATATCCATCATCAGCCCAACTCAGAGGTATAGCATTTATTTCTGCTGGATATGGTTCAATCAAATTAACTGTATATGAAGCACTAATTGCTCTATTTTTTCCACCACCAAATAGATTCAATCCAAATGGATCAGTCAAGACTGATGTGTTAAATCCAACTGCTTGTGCTACACCAGTTAATTCATCAAACAAAGACGCTGCGGGTGCTGGTCCAGTTTGAAATTTAGGGCTTGTGGCGTAAACTTTTAGTTCTACAGATGCATCTTTAGTTGCAGTATCATAATATCCCACATCGAATTGCGACGGAAAGGTGCCTCCTACTGTATTATTACGGCTTTGACCCAAGAGTAAATCTTGCCATCTAAGAAAAAAGTTACGTTCTCGCATATCTTCACTCAAAATAATATTGAAAGTTATTGGCTGTGAATTATATCCATATGGAATAGTACGACGCGGGCCATAATATCTTTGATCATGGCTCAACGGTGCTCTTGCTGGCATTTCTGCTTGTTCAATTCGCAAGGACATGGATCTCCCAAACACTTCTACTGCTGCTCGATCATTTTCAAAAAGCTTAATTGGTGGAGTTATCATAACTGTAAAATAAGATGTACGAGCAAAACCATTTCTATTCAGTTCTGATGTGAATTCATCTAATCCAAAACTGCCACTACTTTTTGCTTTAGGTCTAGAAAATATGTTGTTTACGATGTCTGTAATAGCCATTAGATTATTTTCTCCCTACTTTCTGCCCAAACAACATTTTTATCTGCTTTGGCAAATCTATCCAATGGCAAAAATAATGCCATTTCCCATTCTTTTGGTTCAATATAAAAAAATCGTGATCTCAGTTGTGAAAACAAATAATGTTTTATACAAGGCTTAAAAAATCTTAATTTAGAAACACGGTTTAAAAGTCTATACGATATAGCGATTCTTGCATCTTCAGTTAACTTCTTATCTGCAACATAATTATAAAGCTGATCCATAAGCCTAGCGCGAAGTCTGGGCGGAAGATAGTGCATATTTAATCCAAGAAACCCATCACCCTGAGAAGCAAATCCTCTGACTCGCGTAGAACCTATAGGAATGACCAGCGGAAATCTATCGTAATAAGGTAAAGTATCTTTCAACTTAGGGTTATATGAAAATAAATACATTGATCCAATCTCAGGAAATGTTCTAAATCTTTTTTTATCTGAAGTTAACATTCTAGCTGGATTAGCAGACGTCGCTTTCATGGCCTGCTGTCTAAACCATTCTTGCGAAGTTTTTTCAATCTTAGGCATATAGCCGGATTTTTCTCCTCGCGTTAGAATTGGTTCAAAAATATATGCTACCATTTATTTTATACCTAGATGTCTTTCTGTTAAAATTTGAAATGACCATTTACGATCTTTACAATATTCATCTGCTGCTTGCCATTTACTACTATTTATACCCCAGGTAGCAACTTCTGTTACATACTTTTTGGTAGCTTTCGTTCTTACTTTTGGTGGTTTAGTTTGATTTTCTGGTTTCACTTCAATGATAAAAACTTTAATGTTATTATCTTTATCTTTGATTGTGATCACGAAGTCGGGAAAATATCTATGCCATTTACCATCAATAGGTGATCGATAAGGTATTGCTATTTCTTCGCTGGACCACTGAATTACGTTTTGATTCGAATCAAAATATCTCATAACACGAAATTCCCACATTGATCGATATATGATGTTGGTGGGATCGCCTTTGTATTTTGATGGGTTGGTTGGTTTGAATCTACCTTTATAATATTTCATATGTTTATATATTCACTATAAATAACAAAGGTACAGACATTGAGGAGTAAAAATGTCAGAGCACGACGATCCACTTATCGCATTAGAAGGTGAAGAAGACAGAAAACTTTTTGGCACGCGTGGCACGGTCATGAGTTTTCCTAATGATATTGATAACATTGGACATTGGATGATATTTAGGGCATTTGAAACAACTCAGTTAGATCGAAGCGATAGCTCAAAACAAAAGCTAAAATTTCAAATAAGATTGCCAGTGCCTGGCAATCTGGGAACAACGTATAATCTAAATTATACTGAACAAGATGCAGGAGCACTCAGACAAACTATAATAGATGCGCTGGGTGGCGATAAAAACGCCCAAGCGTCCATGGCGGCCATGGCGGTCGGCGTGGCGGCCGGCGCGGCGGCGGGACTGGCGACGGGGAAGGGGACCAAAGGCATTGTGGAGGGCGCGATAGCGGGCGCGGTGGGCGCTGCTGTCATAGATACTTTTACCGGCGGCACGTCAGGACAAGTGGCTGCAAACGAAGTTATTGGCCAGATGGGTGAGACCGGCAATATGCTCCTCCCTTCCC